CACGACGCTGACTGTCTGCGCGCTCACGCTGCGCAACGGCTACATCGTGACTGGTGAGAGCGCTGCGGCATCGCCGGAGAACTTCAATCAGGAAATCGGCCGCAAGATCGCCCGCGACAATGCCCGGAACAAAATCTGGGCGCTGGAAGGTTATCTGCTTCGCGAAAAGTTGGCCCGTGTAGCCGTAGGAGTTGCACAATGACCGTCGCTGAATTCAAAGCTTGGTTCGAAGGCTTCACGGAAACGTTGGAAGTCGCACCAAATGAAAAGCAGTGGGAGCGCATCAAGGCTCGCGTGGCTGAGATCAACGGGACGGTGACTACTTATCCGGTCTTTGTCGATCGGTATGTTGAGCCTTATCGGCGCTGGCTGGATTATCCGATGGTTTTCGGCGGATCGCCGGTCGTATCCTGCAGCTCCGGTCAGTCGATGGCTCGCGGGGTTGGGTCTACCTCATTCGACGCCGGATCAGCCATGATGGACCTCGGCAAAGCCGAGTACCGGTCGCTGGATTCGTGAGATGGAAAAGCTCGATTACGCCTCAAAGCTAGAGATCGAGAACGCCGTCAACCGCTGCCATAGGCGATGCAGGATCGTGAATGTGCGGCAGAAGGCAGTTGGGCCGTTTGGATGGCCGTCTCTGTTCAATCTGTGGCTGGCTGGTGAGAGAAAATGCAGTTGTGCGCCTGGTACAGCATGTGGAAATGTCGCTTGCCCGTATGCGCTTATAGCTACTTGTTGAGAAAATCCATATCGCGAAATGCTCAGGTCCCACCGGCTGACAGGAATAATATTCCATGACCGAACGCGAGAAGCAAGCCGAAGTCGACAACCTCATAGCCGTTCTAAAGCAAGAGGGCATGCCATACCCGATGACGGGCGGTATAGCCTGCGGGCCGGCGCTCAACTCAGCGCTCATGGACTGCCGGCGGTTGGTGACTGTGGCGCGAAAAGCTAATAATTAGCGTTAGACTTCAACGTACATAAATATTGAGAACAACGAATGCCTTTCGAGCCTGGTAAGAGTGGCAATCCCGGTGGGCGCCCCAAGTCAAAACCGTTCAAGGAAGCCCTTCTAATGGAGGCGCTATCTGCAGAACGGGGAGAGGGCTGCGTCGCCAAGAAAGGCTCGCTCCGATGGAATGCTCGACAGCTTCTCGAAATGGGAGAAGTCGCCTCCATCAAGGAAATCGCTGATCGTCTCGATGGCAAGGTGACGCAAGGGATCAGCGGCCCCGATGGTGGCCCGATCCAAACGGTTGACTTGACGAACCTGAGTGAAGATGACCTCAATCGCCTCGAACTTGTCTTCGGTCGACTTGCCAGTATCACCGGCGACGATGGTGAGACTGATCCGTCTGGAGAAGGCGAGGAGGATCAAGGAGGCTGAGCGGGATCAGCTTGACAAGGACGCTGAACGCATTCGGGCCAGATGCCGAACGTTCTCAGGCTTCGTCAAAGAGGCTTGGCATGTCCTAGAGCCGAACACGCCGCTGAAATGGTCCTGGCACATGGCGTGCATGTGTGACCATCTCGAAGCGGTGACATTCGGCAGGCTATCCCCATGGCTCATTATCAACGTGCCGCCTGGCTCGTCAAAGTCCATGATTGTCTCGGTATTATGGCAAGCATGGGAATGGGGGCCGTGCGGCAAGCGATCTAACCGATTCCTGACGACATCCTTTGAGTTGGAGAACGTCAAGCGCGATACGCGTAAGACCAGGGATCTGGTGGCAAGCGACTGGTATCAGTCACTATGGCCAGAGCTAGGTAAGTTGAAGCGCTCCGCTGAGTTATCATTCGCCAACAAAGATACAGGAACGCGCGAAGGCGTCCCGTTCTCGTCGATCACCGGTAAGCGCGGCGATAGAGTCGTGATCGATGATCCTCATTCCCTAGAGGGAGCGGAGAGCGAAAGGCAGCGAGCAGAAGCTGTCAGGCTGTTCCTCGAAGGCGGCTTGAACCGTCTGAATGACCAGCAGACGTCGGCCATTGTCGTCGTAATGCAGAGACTGCATGAAAATGATCTGACGGGGGCGTTGCTCGCCAGGCAGCTCGGATTCGTTCACATCATGATCCCGATGGAGTTCGAGCCTGAACGGGCTTGCTCCACCCCATTGCCGTGGACAGACCCGCGTAGCTATGACGGCGAGCTGATGGACCCGGTTCGTATGCCGCAGTCCGCTGTGGACGTGCTGAAAAGCATCAGCTTCTCTTGGGCCGGCCAGTATCAACAGCGTCCTACGTCACGTGAAGGTGGGCTGTTCAAGCGTGAATGGTTCGTAGACCAGATCATTGAGGCAGCGCCGCCCGGAACAGTTTGGGTGAGGCATTGGGACTTGGCGGCCACTAAAAAGGGCCAAGGAGCCCGTACAGCTGGGGTTAAGCTCGGTCGTACACCTGACGGGCGGTTTATCGTCGGGCACGTCATCAAGGATCGATGGGACGGCGGCACTGTCCGAAGGATCATCAAGGCCACGGCCGAGACGGATGGGAAGCAGGTAACGATCTCCCTCCCTCAGGATCCAGGGCAGGCGGGCAAGGTGCAGGCTCAGGATTTCGTCGCTGCCTTCGCTGGATACAAGGTGATCGCAGAACCGGAAAGCGGTGACAAGTTCACCCGAGCCGAGCCCTTTGCGGCCCAGTGTGCCGCCGGGAACGTCTATCTTCTTAAACACGATGGATGGAACCAAGATTACATTGATGAGCTATGTGCCTTCCCCGGCGCCGTTCTCAAGGACCAGGTGGACGCGTCCTCTGGTGCATTTGGGCAGCTACTAAAAATTAAACAGCCGCTAATCATCAGTGATGCCGTGCTGCAACGATCTGCAAAGAGGAATTAATGGGCATCCGAGATTGGTTCAAGCGCAAAGAGGTCAAGGCCGAACCGGCTGTGATCGAAGAGCGCAAGCCATTCCGCGTGCCGGATGGTGCTATCGTAGGGTCTCGGTCGCGTCCTAACCAAGCTCGAACCGTTCCGGTGTTCAATCTCCCCCCAGTTCCTCCGGGCGTTTTGCCTGCGGGTGAAACGGGCATGGCAATGGACTCTGATCTTACGGGGAACAATGCCTGGGCCAACAGCTTCGCCATCAATGGGTTCTGGACCGAGGGGATTACCTTCCTCGGCTATGCCTATCTGTCTGAATTGGCGCAGCGGCCGGAATACCGGGTGATCTCCGAAACGATCGCCACGGAAATGACGCGTGAGTGGATCGAATTCACTTCTACCGCGTCAGATGACGATGATAAGGAAGAGCGGATCAAGGAACTCGAAGAGGAGTTCAATCGTCTCAATGTGGCGGCCATGTTTACCCGTGCCACGCAACAGGATGGGTTCTTTGGCCGCGGCCACATCTACGTCGATACCGGGGACACTGACGACCCCACAGAGCTGCAGCAATCGATCGGAGATGGCTGGGATAAGCTGAGCAGGGCAAAGCTGTCCAAGAAGCCTATAAAGGCGCTGCGCACCGTCGAAGCAGTTTGGTGCTATCCGACCAGCTACAATTCGAATGACCCGCTGAAGGACAATTGGTATCGGCCCGATAGCTGGTATGTTCAGGCCAAGATCGTTCATTCCTCGCGATTGATCACGCTGATCGGCCGGGAAGTCCCGGATCTGCTCAAGCCTACCTATTCGTTTGGTGGACTGTCGCTGTCCCAGATGGCAAAGCCCTATGTGGATAACTGGCTGCAGACGCGCCAGTCGGTCAACGACATCATTTCGGCCTTCTCGGTCTTTGTGCTCGGAACGAACCTTGGTGAATCGCTGCAAGCCGATGGGCAGCAATTGTTCAAGCGAGCCGAGCTATTCAACAACCTGCGGGATAACCGCGGGCTGATGATGATCGACAAGGATAGCGAGACGTTTCAGAATGTCTCCGCATCTCTAGCCGGTCTAGAAGGACTCCAGGCGCAGGCACAGGAGCACATGGCCTCGGTCTCGCATATCCCGACCGTCAAGCTCCTTGGCATCCAGCCGGCTGGTCTGAACGCCTCTAGCGAAGATCAGATGCGGGTGTTCTACGATTACATCCATGCTTACCAAGAGCATCTGTTTCGCAACCCGATCCGCCGTCTCATGGGCTTGGTCATGATCTCGCTCTGGGGCGAGGTTGACGAGAATATCGATTTCAAGTTCAAGCCATTGTTCTCCCTCGATGAGAAGAGCGAAGCCGAAGTTGAAAAGCTGAAGGCCGAAACCGATCAGATCCTGATCGACAGCGGCGTGATTGCGCCTGACGAATCCCGCAAGCGCGTGGCAAACGATGCAGGCTCTGACTATTCCTCGATTGATGTTGATGACGTTCCTGATCTGTTGGATGAGGAAGAGGAAGGCTTGGTCCCAAAGGGGGCCGGTAGCGCAGTCGGCTCGATGTTCAAGGCTGAAGAGACCACCAATAAGGAAGCTGCGTGATGGATCGTCTCTGTCAGAGCGTCATCGACCGGATCGGAGAAAAGCCTTTCGTTTGGTCGGTCTATCTGACTGGTCTAGCGATCTCGATCGGAATGTCTTATGGATTTGCGCTCATCGGTGAGCCACGGTCTTATTGGCTGTGGCATACTGTCCTTGGCGTGATCTGAAAGGCCACTGCGTGATCAATATTCCCCTATGGGGCGTCATCAATTCTCGCGAGCCCAAACCGCGTGGTGAGCTACCAGAGAGCCTAGAGAAGCCGGAGAAGCCCGTTGGCAAGCAGGATGAGGCGGAAGACGCCAAAGGCCGCAGAAACCGTTCTAAGGCCGATACATCCAAACGCCGGGATCACAGCTGATTATCAGCGCCGGATTGATGCCCTGATAAAGGAAATGGCTGCCTCGGTAGATTACTTGCTCAAGGCCACGTATCGCCGGAACGAAGACCGCATTGTCGCCGAGGACGAAAGCCCGGCCGATGCGCTGCGGCGGTCCATGAAAGAGTTGTCTAAGCGCTGGCTGGACAGGTTCGATCAGATGTCGGGCAAGTTGGCCGAATACTTCACCCAATCGGTGGAGAAGCGGTCTACAGCGGCGATGAAGAAGATTTTGAAGGACGGTGGGTGGACTGTCCGCTTTGTGATGACGCCAGCCATGAAGGATATCGCGGACGCAACCGTCCACGCCAATGTGGCCTTGATCAAGAGCATCCCGCAAAAGTACCTCGCTGACGTCGAGGGCTCTGTGATGCGATCGGTACAAGCCGGGCGTGATCTAGGATCGCTGACGGAAGATCTACAGAAGCACTACGGTGTGACACGGCGTCGTGCGGCCTTTATCGCCAGAGATCAGAACAACAAGGCCACAGCAGCCTTTAAGCGGGCGCGAGAGCTGGAACTCGGCTTAGACGAGGCTGAGTGGCATCACAGTCACGGCTCGAAAGAGCCCCGGCCAACCCATGTAGAGGCTGGTCGGAGGAAGGCTCGCTACAAGATCTCGCAGGGTTGGTATGATCCGGCGGTTGGTCGCTACATTCAGCCAGCGGAAGAGCCGGGGTGCAAATGTGTCGGCCGGCCGGTCATTAAGGGGTTTAGCTGATTACCAAGTGGGCTACGCCTGTCTCGCTGTCATAGGCCGCATCCCCGTATATGGCCCTGACGTGATGAGGATCGGGCGAACATTTGGAAATGCGGATTTCATCAGCGTAGAATAGGATGCCGCCGTCGTATTCGTAAACTACCGGAGCGTCATCCGGCAGTCCTTCGAGCGCCTTGCGGAGTTCGGCTACGGTCATTGGGATTCCCTTTCAAGGATGGCGAGATAATCCGCCGTCCACTCTTCAGTCGGAGCGATATGACGAAAGACGGCGATTAGCGTAGCGTTGTGCTCCGCCATCAGGCCGATATCTCCGAGGGCTATGCGGTCATCGAGTTCGGCAAGTTTGGCGAGTTGGTCGCGCAACCATGGGTCGCTTAAGGCTATTTGCGATATTCTGTAGAGCTGACGTTGCATTTCGTGGAAGGATTCTTCTGCAGTCGGGAGGTCCGGATCAAACCGGAGCTTTGAAACATCGATAGTCACGAGGGGGAGTGGGACTTTGGTCATTCCCATACTCCAGTAGTTTGGTGGGTAACTGTGAACGTTTGACGCTTGAGGGTGGGCTGTGCTTGGCCGCCGAGCCACATTGGAGCATGACGCTGCCACCAGTTACGCCGGTCGATGACAACGTCCATGGTGATGATGTCTCCGACTTTTAGTGAAGTGGATATCGGAGTGATTTCTAGCATTAGAGTAGCCCTCGGTTGCTGCCGCCGTTCCCATTGAGGAAGTCATCGGTAATAGATGATCGAATGCCGGGGGCGAAGAGATCGACTAGAATTTCCTCTCTACGGGACATGACATGTTCTTTCATCTTGGCCTCCCACTTCGCGGCCTTCGCTTCACTGCGAAGCGCCCATAATTCGGAATGGCCGGCAGACCTGTGATATTCGGCGCGAGCGCGGTGATGCGCGATCCGCTCTTGGAAGATGGTCTCGAATAGATATTGCGGCGAAGTGTCGGTCATTTCTTCAAACCTCCGGCTTCGGAATTGACTGGTACGCCGCAATAACCTGATTACCCAGATCATTGGCAGCCATGCGCTGGTCAATACTCTTGGAAATCTCTTTGATGGCCCAGAGATAAGCGCCGTAGACTTCTGGCGGCTGTGTCTTGGCCCATTCGGTGACCTTATCGAAATCAGCTTTGATCTCGGCCTGCCTGTCGCGTGTGGTGCAGAATGCTGGTTGAACGGCCTCGAACAGAACCTGATAGGCGGCTCCGTTGGTGGGGTTAGGGACTTCGATGCTGATCATGCTGATCTCACTTCTTCACGAGGTTGATGATTTTGGCGCCGGTCGGATCGATATCTGGTCTCTCAACCCAGTCAAGCCAAGAGGACAGGTTCTCCCTGGTGGGGAACAGCGACATTATGGGAGCGCCGTAATCGTTCATCCGGGTCATGTCCCCAAGGCCCATCAATTCATGGGGCGGCTCTGCAGGCAATGAGTTCATGTTGTCTGGCTTGAGAAGATACGCGTTCTTGCCAACTTGCCCGACGATTTCGCCGGTTAGGTAAGTATCGCCGTTGTCGCGCAGAAAGAACATGCCGACTAACGATCCGGGATTGGTCATTTGTATGATCCTATAGCTTTGACGCCCAAAGCGTAGGCCGCGCAGGCAAGCGCGAAATAATGAGGGATCTTTCTCCCTCGTTCATAGGCGATGAGAGTACCTTTGGAGCAGCCAAGCTCTTTGGCTGCTTTGTCCAGGGATAAGTTCAGGCGCTTGCGCCATTCTTTGAGATCATCTGAGGTCATCACGGTTTCAATATATACCATCCCTATTGGGGGCGGTACAATATTGAACCGTTTATTCTGCACATCGTAGCGAGGAATACGAATGCCTTCGCATCTTCAAGACTTCGCGCATGAACTGATTGCGCGTCATGGTCCTCGCACGCTTGGTATGATCCTGCACGGCTTCACGAACATGGGATATCTGATTGCCGGTGCCACGATTGATGAACAGTACGATACTCTCGCGAAAGAGATCGGTTCGGATCCTCGGTTGATAGTCGTTGGGGATAACCCGGGCCGCGGCGGTGACTGGATCGGTATCAAGGGGAATGACGACGTTGCCACCGGTCAGTGAAAAGCAAAGGCGTGCGATGGAGGCTGCAGCTCGCGGCCATAGCACCTTGGGTATTCCCAAAGCTGTAGGCGAAGAGTTTATCGCCGCAGATGTCGTTAATGGCCACGCCGCTGGCACGCTGTATGTCGCACCGGACGGTGATGTTCTGCTTCTTCGTCGGTCCTCGACCGAAGCCAACTATGCCGGCCATTGGGCTCTACCGGGCGGCAAGGGCGAGGAAGGCGAGACGCCCGAACAGACCGCTGATCGCGAAGCTCATGAAGAGATGGGGATGCTTATCCCCGAGAGCGCGACGGCAATGAAGCTGCTCGACAGCCGGGTGACGCCAACAGGCATGGCATTTCATACCTTCGCTCAGTCGGTGCCTTCGAAGTTCGTGCCGCAGTTGAACGATGAACACGCCGGATATGCATGGTGTCCGCTGAATATGCTGCCTGGGCCGATGCATCCGGCTGTGATGGACACATTATGCAACCGACTTGGCATCTATGGTGAACTGACACCCGAAGATTGGGCAATGTTTCGCGTCGGCTTCGTCAGATGGGTTAATGAACAGGAAGGCCAAGAGATGGGAGCGATGGACGCGATTGCGATGGACCGCAGCGTTCGTCGTATCGATGCCGATGGCCACCTCTTCGTGGAAGAGACGCCGATCTCAAAGGCTGTGGTCAATCCCTACTATGGTCGGGAGATCCCGAATGCCGCGGGGCTTGGTCTTGATCCCGAGCGAATTTACCAGATGTACCGCGACCCGGATGAGTTGGCCAAGGCTGCCCCATCCTTTGCCGGCAAGCCGATCCTCATCATTCATAAGCCAGTCAGTGCGGATGAACACCCCAGAGAGATCGTCGTGGGTGCAATCGGCAGCAATGTCGAGTTCAAAACACCGTATCTCATGGCTCCTCTCAGTATCTGGGATGGGGAAGCCATAGATCTGATCGAGACCGAGAAGCAGAAGGAACTGTCCTGCGGCTATCGGTATGAGGCGGACATGACCCCAGGTATCGCCAATGGACAGCGATACGATGGCGTCATGAGAAACATCGGCGGAAATCACTTGGCCCTCGTAGTCGAAGGTAGGGCCGGAAGCGATGTCGTCGTTGGCGACGAGAAACTTCAACCACAACAGGAGGCCGGAATGGCTAATAAGATTGCACAGAGCAAAGCCAGGACGGCCGCGCTCACCAAGGCACTTGAGGGCAATCTTGCCCAGGACGCCAAGATCGAGGATGTGATCAAGTCCATCCTTGCGCTCGACGAAGACATGCCGAAAGCAAAGGCAGAAGACCAGGACATGGAAGACGATCAGGAAGCCATGGACGAGGACGACGACAAGGAAAAGAAGGCCGAGGACGAATCCGAAGAGGAAGACGACAAGAAGGCCGAAGACGAGGACAAGGACGAAAAGAAGGACATGGTCGACAAGAAGGCTATGGATGCTGCGATCAAGGCAGCCGTCGCCAATGAGCGCAAGGTTGCTCGTGAAATCGAGGCAGCCAAGGAAAACGTTCGTCCTTATATCGGCAAGGTCCCGATGGCCTGCGACAGCGCGGCCGATGTCTATAAGGTTGCCTTGGACGGTCTCAACATCGATGTCGCCGGCGTTCACCCGTCTGCCTTCTGGGCAATTCTGAAGACGCAGCCGGTACCGGGCAGCAATGCCCAACAGCAGCAGCGCACCAATAAGGTCGCCATGGATGCCAAGGGGGTTTCGTCCTTCCACGAACTCTACCCGGAAGCGAAGTCGCACATCGTCAAGACGCTCTAAGCGCCTCGATCCCAGTCACAACCCACAGAGCCGCCTCAGAGCGGCTTTTTCTTTGAGGAGATTCCCCAATGGGATTCCAGACGCAGGTTTATTATAACCAGGCTCCGGCGGTTGAAGGCGACTTTGCCAGCACCAATCCCCGCGCTGTGGTTCTTGCCGGCCCCGGTGGCCTTGTCGCCGGTTCTTCCTTCATCATCGGTCGTGCCATCTGGCTTACCAGCTCGTTCATCGATGCCGATGGCGCTCCGGCTGTTGCCAACGCATTCGGCTCCGGTGCCATCGCTGGCATAGCCCATCGCGAACAGCAGGGCCTTATCCAGCAGTACCTTCAGGAATCGACCATGGTTGTTCCGGCTGGCTTCCCGGTCACCGTATTCGACAATGGCGATTTCTGGGTCAAGAACAACGGTGCAACGCAGGCTGTCCCCGGCATGAAGGCTTACGCCAACTTTGCCGATGGCAAGTTCACCGCAGCCGCTACCGGCAGCCCGAGCGGCGCATCTGGTTCGGCAAGCTCGATCGCTGCATCCACGTTCTCTGTCACCGGCTCTATCGCCGGCAACGTCCTGACGGTCACCGCGGTCGGTTCTGGCACTGTTGTCCCCGGCGGCACGATCTCCGGTACAAGCGTCGCCACCGGCACACTGATCGTATCTCAGCTCTCCGGCACGGCCGGTGGCGTGGGTACCTATGCGGTCAGCATTCCTGAACAAACCGTTTCCTCGACCACGATCAGCGGCACTTACGGCACTCTGACCGTTGGCGGCACGGTTTCCGGTGTTTTCGGCGTTGGCCAGACACTTTCTGGAACCAACGTGGTTGCCGGCACTGCCATCACGGCGCTCGGCACAGGCACCGGCGGCGCTGGCACATACATCGTCAATAACAACACTGTTGTTTCCTCGACCGCGATCACGGGTGCGACGAACGTCGAAACCAAGTTCGTTGTCCGCTCGTCCGCTCTCCCGGGCGAACTCATGAAGATCAGTTCCTGGCTGCAGGGCTGATTTCAACCCTCATTATTCCCAACCCTAAACGCCGGTCGCATCCCGCGCCGGCGGCTCCCTGAGGAGATGCAAAAATGGAATTTCATGACTACCATCAGGCTGCCGCTGCCTGGAATGCACATCGTCCGATGTTCGAAGCGGCCGGCGTCTATCTTCCCGATGCCCAGGCCTATACGTGGTCTGACGTGAAGGTGAACTTCATGGCGATGGACGCGCAGCCGACGCTTTCCACAGCCCCGAACTCCGGTATCCCGGCATTTCTGACCACGCTCATCGACCCCGACGTATATCGCGTCGTCTTCGCCCCGACCCGTGCCGCTGAAATCTTTGGCGAAACGCGCAAGGGTACATGGATCGACCAGACCGCGATGTTCCCTGTCATTGAAGCAACCGGCGAAGTGTCGTCTTACGGCGATTACAATGACAATGGCAAGTCCGGCGCCAACATGAACTGGCCGCAGCGCCAGTCTTACCTTTTCCAGACCATCTCCGAATACGGCGAGCTGGAAATCGAGCGCGCTGGCCTCGGCCGCGTCAATTGGGTCGGTGAAGTGGATGGAGCAGGTACGACCGTACTCGCTCGTTTCATGAACCAGACCTATTTCCTCGGCGTTCAGGGCCTGCAGAACTACGGTCTTCTGAATGATCCGAACCTGTCGGCACCTCTCACTCCCGCCGCCAAGGCATACGGTGGCGTGAAGTGGACCAACAACGGACAGATTGTCGCTACCGCGAATGAAATCTATGCCGATATCCAAGCCATGTGGATCAAGCTGGTTTCTCAGACGGCCGGTGTCAGCCAGACCCCGAACCAGATCGACGCCGACGCCAAGATGACGCTGGCGCTGTCCCCGGAATCGCTCGTAGCCATGACCGCTACGAACTCGTTCGGCGTCAATGTCAAGCAGCTTCTCAAGGAAAACTTCCCGAACCTCCGGGTTGTCTCCGCTGTCCAGTATGGTGCCCAGAGTGCAACCAACCCGGTTGGCATCGCCGGCGGCAATCTGGTCCAGCTCATCCTTGATGATGTCGATGGCCAAGATGTCGGCTACTGCGCCTTCAATGAGAAGCTTCGCAGTCACCCGATTATCCGCGCCATGTCTTCGTGGAAGAAGAAGATGACTGCTGGTTCTTGGGGCGCGATCATCCGCCTACCTGGCGGCATCTCGCAGATGCTCGGGGTTTAATCCCCATTGCCAATAAGTCGGTGGTCGCTGACGAGTGACTAGACGGCCAGACGGTTCGTCCTTCTTCCCGCGATATCTGTCTGTCTCGTGACGCCGACGTTCTCAACCAAAACATTATGGAGCCTACCATGACTGCTACAGTTTCCGTGGCATGCCGTCTCCCGCATGGCCTTGAACTTCGCCTGTTCAATATTGTCGACGCGGTCGAAAGCAATGCTCTCGGCGAGATCCGAGCCGTCAAACGTGCGGAACCGCTGGAGACGACCGTCACCATCAGGGGATATCTCGAAAAGCAACGCCCTGATCAGCCAATGCCGGCGCGTGGTTCGAGCTATGCCATTACCCATGGCGTGGACAAGGAGTTCTTCGACAAGTGGTTGGTCCAGAACAAGGATCACGACGCCGTCAAGAACAAGCTGATCTTCGCCAGCGAAAAGCAGGATACGGTTCGCGGCATGATGAACGAGTTCAAATCGACGCGTAGCGGTTTCGAGCCAGTCGATCCGAACAACCTGCCGAAGAACATCCAGACCTACAAGCAGGACGCGGCCTAATAGCCGGAGGAGATTGCTGTGGGCGTGCAAGTTACCTTCGATTACACCAATTGGGCAGCGACATTCCCACAGTTCTCTCCTGGTCTCAGCCAAGCGCAGGTCACGAATCTCATTCTGCCGATCGCTGAGATTTATTGCCGTAATGATGGCGGCGGCCCAGTGAGTAAAGCCGAGACCCAATCCGTTCTGTTGAACCTCATGGTGGCGCATGTCGCGCAATTGATGTTCGGGCCGAACGGAACGGGAATCACTGGGTCGGGTGGAACGCAACTTGTCGGCCGCATCAGCGATGCCACCGAAGGAAGCGTATCGGTTTCAGCTGATTTCCCGAGCACTCCGAATAGTGCTTGGTTTCTCCAGACCGAGTTCGGGGCCATGTTTTGGCAGGCGACGGCAGCTTATCGCACAATGCGTTATCTGCCCGGACCAAGACGCAATTTCAATCCGTGGCTAAATCAATAGGAATCCATCAATGGACATTGAACTCCGCAAGGAAGTCCGCGCTGAGAAAGCCGAGACAAAAGATCGCCTCGACCGCCTTGAGGCGCGTATTGATGCTCTGGAGGCCGCACAGAACGCAGCAAGCGATGTTCCGGCATCTGACGGCGGGAAGGGCAAGAAATCGTCTCCAGAGCCTTCTGTGGGCGAAAATTCGTAATGGTGACGCTGAAGGGTGGGGACCGCCTCGCGGCTGCTCTTGCGGAGATATCAAAAAACGTTTCCAAAGCCTCAAGCGTAGACGTTGGGTTTCTCGAAGGGTCCACTTATCCGGACGGAACGAACACAGCGATGGTCGCGGCCATCCAGGAGTTTGGTGCCCCGAAGGCCGGTATCCCACCACGTCCATTCTTCAGGACGATGATCGAGGAAAAGAGCCCGGAATGGGGCGATGCCGTTGGCGCTTTGCTGATCAACAACGACTATGACGCTGCCAGAACCCTTGGACAAACGGGCGCGGCCATCAAGGGCCAGCTTCAACAGTCCATAATCGATACTTACAATCCGCCGCTCAGCCAGGTCACCCTAATGCTTCGCAAGATGCGGGCAGAGGATCCGGATCTCGTCGTCACTGGCAAGACGGTTGGTGAGGCAGCGCGTCGGGTCAAAGCCGGCGAGAGCACCGAAGGCGTATCAACCAAACCACTCGTTGACTCGGGGCACTTGCTCCAGTCGGTGGACTTTGAAGTCAAATCCTAACATAGGAGCTTCCAATGACCGTTCTCTGGTCCCCTGTCAGTGGGGATGTGAATTTCCCAGGTCTCAACCCGAATGCCATAGATAATACGCCAATCGGCGCAACTACGCAGTCCACCGGCGGCTTTTCAATCCTGACCGTGGATTCCGGCACGAAAACCGCCACGGCTACGGCTGGCGCGGCTACCCTGAATAAGGGTTCTGGCATCGTCACGTCGGAAGCGCTGACGACTGCAGCCGGCGCGACCTATACGCTGACGATCACCAACAGCACGATTGCTGCGACAGATCTCGTCTTTGCGAGCGTTCAGCTCGGGACTGCAACGACGGGAACGCCGGTCATCACCACGACCACGGTCTCCGCCAATACAATCGTGATCATCGTTCAGAATATTCACGCTTCGGCTGCTTTGAATGGCACGATCAAGATCAGCTTCGTCTCTGTGGCTCTCTAATGAATCTGCACGGCATTGTCGCGCCAATCATCGGATCGGTTAATCCGAACGTGCCGTGTTCCATGCAGGTCAGCATGGGGTCAGTCACAAACCCCGATGGCTCGCGCACGCCAACCTACAACACGGTGACCGGAACTGCCCAGGTCCAGGCTCTCACGTTCAAAGATCTGAAGCAGATCGACGGTCTCAATCAGAACGGCGCGGCAAGAGGCATCTATTTCTACGGCGATATCCAAGGCGTCCTAAGAACTAGGGCCAAGGGCGGCGATATCATCACCCTGACCGATGGTCCGAATGTCGGGAATTGGCTCGTGATCCAAGTGCTGGAGACCTGGCCCCAGTGGTGTAAGTGCGCCTGTGTGCTGCAGAACTGACCATGAATTTCAAGTGCTCGATTTGCAAGCAGGAGCTAGATGCTTCTGCTTTTAGCCCGTGCAATCAAAAACCGGTAATGCGCAAGAGGCGTTTGTGCCGTGAATGCAATAGAGCTGCGTGCCGAAAATATCAGGAAGAAAACAAAGAAAAGATTGCGGCAAGGAAAAAGAAGCAACGTGAAGGCACTAAAGAGCAGCAGACTGCTTATGCCATAGAATATCACAAAAAGAATCGGGAACACCGACTAAAGATGGCGAGTGATTGGCACAAAGCCAACCGAGAATCCGTAGCAGAACGCCACACTGAATGGCGACAAAATAATCCAGGGCGTTGCGTTGAAATGGTCAGGCGACGTGATGCAAAAAAAATGCAGGCCACTCCATCATGGGCCGATATCGAGCAGATCCGATGGTTTTATACTGAGGCAGCACGCTTAACTCAGGCAACTGGCATCAAACATCACGTTGATCACATCTATCCTCTTCAGGGGAAGACCTGCTGCGGGCTGCATGTCCACACCAATTTGCAAATCCTGACCGCGTTCGAGAATGTCTCGAAACACAACAAGATGCCTCAGAATGAATATTCTTGGTAGGCCAGACGAGGAAATATAATGTTCGCCCAACAGTTTGCAGCGCTCGGCTATCAGCAGATCACCCTATCGGGGGCGTCTAGCTTGACGGTACCGGCTGGTGCCAATTTCGCAATCATTGCAGTCGACACGGCGGCAGTGCGTTGGCGCGATGATGGCGTTGCCCCGACAGCTTCGGTTGGAATGCCGCTTTCCAACACGGGTGCGCCGCTGGAATATTCTGGCCCGCTGGCGAGTATCCAGTTTATTGCACAGACCGGTTCGCCTGTTCTGAACGTCTCCTACTACAGGATCGCAGGGTGAGTTTCGCTCCATCGCCGACGCAGTCGAATATCCTGACTGCGTTGAGAAAATTTATCCTTGCCGTCCTGCCAAGCGGAAACGCCGTGTTCACCGGCTCTATCGCAGGTACGGTCTTGACGGTGACCGCGGTTCAGCAAGGAGCCTTGTCGATCGGTGACGCAGTGCTCGGGGAGGGAGTCCTTCCCGGCACGATGATCACAGCATTCATGACGGGAGCGGGTGGCACAGGAACATACACTCTCAGCGCCTCACAGACGCTCACCAACGCTAAAATGTACACTGGCGTGGAATGCGTGCAGGCGCAAGACAATCGCGTTCCCGAGCCATCTGTGCCCGATTTCGTGACCATGACGCCATTCATGCAAACGCGTCTCGAAACGAACGTCGATAGCTATGAGGACGTGTCGTTTACCGCAGATATCTCCGGATCGACCATGACGGTTTCTGCGGTGGCATTCGGAACCATTGCGGTTGGGCAGATCGTCTTCGGGATCGGGGTCGCGGTTCTGACCAAGGTAATCGCTCTCGGGTCGGGCGCGGGTGGGGTTGGTACCTATACGGTGACACCATCTCAGACCGTCGCATCCCGCAAGATGGCCTCCGGTGGCGAGATATTCCTTCAGCCCACGAAGGTCACCGTCCAATTGGATGTGCACGGCCCGAACAGTGCCGAGAATGCGCAGACGATCTCCACTCTGTTTCGCGATGACTTCGCGGTCCAGGCCTTCAAGGCATCCGGCTTCGATGTATCGCCGCTCTACGCAAGCGATCCGAAGCAGCTACCCTTCGAAAACGAGAACGCCCAGATCGAGAACCGGTGGGTGATTGATGCCGTCATGCAGGCCAATCAGACCATCCGTGCGTCTCAGCAGTTCGCAGACGAACTCGACATCACCTTGATCGATGTCGAAGCGGCCTATCCCGCAACGTAATCACCTCAAAATTAGCTTGAAAGGATAAGGTCTATGGTAACCATACCGGCCTCTCAAATCGTGCGCGTCAATCCGAACGTGCTCAATGCCGGCGGCAATGGCCTTGTCCTCAACGGCCTGATGCTGACCCTGAATACTCGCGTGCCCATCGGAACAATCCTTGAACTGCCGAACGATGGCGTTTCCGTCTCCGATTACTTTGGCCCATCGGCCACGGAAGTTGAGATAGCGAACGTCTATTTCAATGGGTTCAACGGATCGTCTCAGAAGCCGGCAAATATCTATTTTGCCCAATACAATTCGACGGGCGTTGCTGCCTATCTCCGAGGTGGCCCGGTCAATCAGCTTACGATTCCTCAGCTTCAGGGGATTTCTGGATCGCTGACTATCGTTGTCGATGGCTACACCTACACCGCAGCCAGCATCAACCTATCGAGCGCGACGAGCTATTCCGCCGCTGCCGCATTGATCCAGACGGCGATTAATGCATCTCTGCCGGCCGCCGCATCCTTTACCGGGTCGATCGCAGCAGGTACCGCATCTGTCACAGCTTCGATCTCCGGCAATGTCATGTATGTGACGAATGTCGCCTCGGGCACTCTTGTCGCAGGCGCGGTCATCTCCGGAACTGGAGTGACGGCCGGAACCCAGATCTCGTCGCAGCTCTCTGGTACTACGGGTGGCATTGGAACCTATGCCGTCACCAAGACGCAGGTTGTTGCGAGCGAGACGATATCGGCCTCCTACGGCACCCTCACGGTCACAGCGATCGGCTCTGGCACGTTGTCTGTCGGCCAGACCGTATCCGGCGGCACGACATCGGCTGGGACGATCATCACGGCGCTCGGCACCGGTACGGGCCTCACAGGTACCTATATCGTCAACCTGACGCAGACGGTCACAAGTGGGGCGCTCACCTCTACCGGTACGGCTCTTGCCGTGTCATTCGACTCCATCTCGGGCGGGTTTATCATCGCCTCTGGCGCACCGGGCGCTCAGTCTACCATTGCTTTCCCGACTGGTACGATTGCTGCCCCCATCTTCTTGACGCAAGCTACCGGCGCAACCCTTTCGCAGGGTGCAGTGGCTGCCACACCTTCCGCATTCATGACCCAGGCGACCCAGATCAACCAGAACTGGGCAACCTTCATGACGATCTTTGATCCAGATGATGGCTCGGGCTCGGTTCAAAAGCAGGCGTTCGCGTCGTGGAATAATTCTCAGAACAAGCGTTGGGCCTATGTTGCTTGGGATACCGATATCACGGCGACCCAGAGCAACAATGCAACGTCGAGCTTCGGCAACATCATCCAAGCAGAGGATTTTGACGGAACTTTTGCGATTTATCAGCCAGCGTCGGGAGCGTCGTCGCCCGCCGATATCGCAGCGTTTGTCTGCGGCATTGCGGCTTCGATCGATTTTACCGCGACGAATGGACGTGCTGACTTCGCATTCCGTGGGCAGGATGGCCTTATCGCCGGCGTCACGGATGCTACAAGCTACAACAACCTGATTGCCAACGGTTACAACTGCTATGCCGCATTTGCAACGGCAAGTCAAAAGTTCACCGAATTGCAGCCAGGCGGTGTCTCGGGCGTGTTTCAGTGGATGGACAGCTATATCAACCAGATCTGGCTGAACAATGCCCTTCAGCTCGCCCTCATGGAGTTGCTTCAGAACGCCCTTTCCGTGCCTTACAATGATCAGGGCTACGGTCTCATCAAGGCGGCATGCTTTGACCCGATCAATGCTGCGCTGAACTTTGGAGCCATCAAGGTTGGCGTTCCTCTTTCTTCCCAGCAGGCCGCGCTCATCAACAATGCAGCCGGCACGACGTCTTCGAATGGGAAGGCAAGCGATGCGCTCTACCAGCAGGGTTGGTATCTCCAGATCGTCGCGGCCTCTCCGCAGGTCAGACAGGCGAGAACCAGCCCGCCATGTAACTTCTGGTACATGGATGGTCAGAGCGTCCAGCAGATCGTGCTGAACAGCACCCTCGTCCAGTAATTCCCGAAATCCATAGGAGATCACCATGGCCCTCGGCTCGCTTACTGCGGCGAATGCAGTCATCACGCTTACAATTCCGGGGCTTTTCAATTCTCCGGTCCAAATTCAGGGCTTCACAACGGACAATATCTACGAAATGCCAACAGTGGAGCTGAACCAAACGGCGATGGGCGTTGACGGCTATCTTTCCGCCGGCTTCGTTTTCAATCCGATCGACCAAACATTCAGCATTCAGGCAGATTCGAATGCAAACGTGATCTTTGACACGTGGGCGGCGAACATGTTGACGCAGCGCGATACCTTTCGTGTCAGCGGCGAAACCACTCTGAAATCGATCGGCCGGTCTTTCATCTGTACCAATGGAGCGTTGATTAGTTGGGCTCCTGCTCCTGCTGCGGGTAAGATCTTGGCTCCGCGCCAAGCGCTAATCCGGTGGCAGAGTGTCACTGCGGTCGTGGCGTAACGGAGGATAACCTTTGCGTAAGGAACTCGACTACGCCATTACAGAAGACGGCAGAGACAAGGGCAAGGTCTATCACCTTCGTGAGATGCCGGCACTCAAGGCAGAAAAATGGGCTACTCGTGCATTTCTGGCAGCCGCCAAATCTGGCGTGGATATCGGGAATGTGGATGTCGCTGCCGGTGGAATGCAGGCCCTAGCCATCCTCGGGATCGAGGCTCTGACCAAGATGGACTATTCAGATGCGGAACCGCTTCTGGATGAAATGTTGGAATGCATCAGTATCAAGCCGAACCCGCAGAACCCAGCGATCGTTAGGCCTTTGTTTGAAGATGACATCGAGGAAGTCAAAACCATCATCCTCCTTCGCAAGGAGGTCTTGATGCTCCACATGGGTTTTTCTCCGAGCGGCAGCCAGTCGACGTCGACCTCGGCCGACTTGTCGCCGGCTTCGAGCCCCTTGAATACCCCAATCTCCCAAGATCCATCGGTACGGTTCTCTCACTCTCCCAAAACAAAACCACAGCGCTGAGAGATCTTGGCGAATTCCTATCCGTCGAGGACGTCTACGACATCATCGAAGTGGCGATGGTGGACGGCCACAACGCGCGGATAATGAACGAAATTCAGAAGAATAAAGGAGGCTGATCTTTGGCAAACGTGATCGACAGCCTCATCGTAAAATTAGGCCTCGACCCTGCTGACTTTAAAAAGGGCAGCAAGGATATTGTCGATACCTCCAATAAGACCGTTGATACGGTCGTCAAGGGTGGGAAGACGATTGAGGAGTCGGCCAAGAAAACCGCCGATAGCATCAGCAAGATCACGCGCGAAGTTCTCGGTCTCTACGCAGTCTTCGTTGGCGCTAGGGGCATCAAGGAGTTCATCGGGGATCTAGTCGGTGCCGATGCGGCCCTTGGCAGGTTCTCCCGCAATCTGAACACATCCCCGCAAACCCTTTATGCTTGGGGCGCTGCGGCCGAACGTGTCGGGGGGTCATCCGAACAGACGGCGGCTACCTTTGAGCGTCTCGGCAAAGCCTTATATGACCTTCATCGTAACGGTCAGGCTCTTCCCAAGGAGTATAGCCAGCTTCAAGCTCTGAGCGGGATGAACATCGACCGTGATCACGGGATCGACAAGTTCCTTCAGGACACCGCTACGGCTCTCCAGCGCCTGAACCAGATCGATCCTTCACAGGTTCACTTCATCGCCCAAGGTATGGGCATCGATGATGCCACCGCCAATGTGATGATCAAATATGGCAACGGTATCGGGGCCTATATTGATCAACTCAAGAAACTGTCGCCGCAGAATGACGCCATCAAAGCCGCGCAGCAACTGCAAGAGAAGTGGGTAACCCTTCAGCAGACCGCTGTTTCGCTGGCTAATACCGTTCTCGAGACTCTCGGACCAGAGCTTGCCAAGCTTCTGACCCAGATGACGGAATGGATCACGCAGAATCAGGACTGGCTTAAGAGCGGCATCGTTCAGGGCGTCAAGGATTTTGCGAACTATCTGCAGAGTATTGATTGGAAGGCCGTCGGCCAAGGTCTGAAAGACTTCGGCAACGATGCCAAGGCCGTCGCCGATGCCCTGGGAGGCGTGGTTAAGGCGACAGAACTCCTCATTGGTCTTTGGGCCGGGGGCAAGGTTCTGGGAATGCTCGGTAGTCTTCGAGCGGTTGCGACCGGTGGAGGATCACCAGGAGCCGGAACCGCTGCTGGCTTTGGTCTTGGCTCTCTGGCGAAGATATTTGGTATTGCGGGCGCTGCCTATGCCCTAACGGATACTGCCGCAGCCCCGGATATGAAGACGATCAAGAAATCTGGTCGCTCCATCTGGGATATGCTCTTTGGTCGTGACCCAACTGATGCCAGTGGCCATGCCGATGCCCTGCAGAACAATTTCGGCGGTCTTGGTAATGGTCGAGATTCTTCCTTGGATTCCTTCCTCGGCGGCGTTGACGGTCGGCCCATATCGAAATCGAACCCTGTTCCAGTGATCGCTGCCAATAATTCGGGTGGCGGAGGCTTCTGGCAAAGCGTTGGCAACTTCATTGGCGGCCTCTTCGGTGGTGGTACCGCCTCTGCTGCCCCAGCACCGGCGTCCGGACGAGGCTCTAGCGCGCTCGATGTCGATGACTCCGGTCTTCCGAATGGGAAACCGTCTGGGAAGGTGACTGGATCAGCCAAGCGCCTCATGGACCGCCTGGTTACTCAACATGGATGGTCACCAGCAGCCGCAGCTATCGCCGCTGGGAATGCCAATGCCGAATCAGGTTTTCGTTCGGGTACAATGGGCGATCCTCAAGTCCCTGGTGGTTCGTGGGGTCTATTCCAATGGAACAGAAGCCGTCTAGCGCGTCTGAAGCAGTTTGCAAAATTGCGAGGAAATGACTGGAAGGATTTCGATACCCAAACCGATTACTTCGCCATGGAAGCGGAGGAGATGATCCCCGGTTGGAAAAAGCAGTCTGATCTTTCGCAGGCTGATGCCATTGGCAAGCGATTTGAAGGCTATAGAGGTCCCATCCAAAGAGGCCGCTCAGCTCAGGCCGCTAGTTATCTTCGCGGCTATCAGCCTTCCGGCTTGAACGTCCCCACTGGAGCCGGCCTGTCGGCATCCTTGTCAAACATCTCGAATGACAATCGTTCATCCAGCGCGACGAATTCGCATTCATTTCAGGTAGGCACAATCCAAGTGAATGCCCCGAACGCAACCGATGCCCAAGGTATCGCGAACAAAGTCACCGATGCCATGGTGCGCTCAACGGCGGCAGCCACGGCTAACTATGGACCTCGCTAATGGCTTTCCCGGTCAATGTTCCAAATGTGCCGGGGGTGCCGTCCGTCCTCTTTGCGGGCGGTGTCGGGCAGATCATATCGCTGTTGACGAAAGACGCGGCCTCCCTGTTCACAGGGGGATTTCTGCAACAGCCATGGGGTATCTATCTGGGCGGATCTCCGGTCGTTCTTGCAGATAATGTCGTTTCCTTCGATCTGCGAAAGCAATGGTCGATTTCTGATTTCCCGGTCGAGAAGGGAGCGTTCGCCTCATACAACAAGGTGTTCATTCCATTTGATGGGCGCTTTCGCTTTACAGCCGGCGGATCGGATGCGAACAAGGAAGCCTTTCTGGCCTCGATTGATGCGATTGCGGGGGACCTGAACCTCTATACCATCGTGACGCCGATCGCGATCTATTCTAGCGTGAATGTGACGCATTATGATTATTCGCAGACCGCTACGAATGGTGTCGGCTTGCTGTCGGTCGACGTCTGGACGGAAGAGGTGAGAGAGACCGGCGTACAGGCTATGTCGAACACAGCGAGCCCTACAGCGGCTTCTCAGGTTAATGGCGGCACTGTGCAACCGGTAAGCGCTACCACTCTACAGGCAGCACAGACCGGCGCTATTCGATCCTCTGGCGGAAGACAGGCGGCATAACGACCATGTTGATCGTTCCCCTGCAGGCCATTCCGAACCAAACCGTCACCACGACCTTAAACAGTCAGGTGACGCAATTGAATATCTATCAGACCTATAACGGCCTGTTCATTGACATCTATCTGGAGAATACCCTCATCATCGGTGGCGTGATCTGCGAGAACCAGAACCGAATTATCCGGTCGGCCTATCTAGGCTATTCAGGAGATTTCTCTTTCATTGACACCCACGGCAGCAATGACCCTGATTATACCGGGTTAGGAATTCGGTATTTTCTGACCTACCTCACGCCGGAAGAACTGTCAGCCTAATTGATCTGTCGGGCAATCGCTTGCTCAGCATCTTTGCGAACATCATCCAAGCATTCTATAGCGGGATTACCTCGCTGTTGGCACAGGGTGATGTAGGTTTCAGCATACCCGCCGCACGCGTGCGCCAGAGGGAGTGATGGATCGGATCCGAACGCCTTCATGGCGAGAAGATCGCTTGCATTGGTCTGCGCGTATACTGCGAGACATCTGCGCATCGCGTCCCGCGTTGAAAGTCCTTCGGCTCTAGCGTGGTCAATGCACGATGCCACGACAAAGAGCACCCCGAAAGCCAACAGACTTAGAATGAATCTCATCAGACGCGGAAACGCGATGACGAGAACGATGGCGATGAGCAGGGGCGCGATGAACATAACAGAAACATGCGCTCACATCGCGCTCTAGGCAAGATGCGGGATATTCATCCAAATGTCATTTACCGAGAAAAAACTGACGATCCAGTTCAATTTGGCAAACGGAAGTTTTGGAAGTGGCAAAAATAACACAGCCACGGTGACCGGATTAAGGGCTTCGGCTAATATTGACGCTACCGGCGGCGTGTCCAGTAATACCATGCGCCTGGCGGTCTATGGTCTGCCTCTATCTTTGATGAACCAGCTTTCTACGGTCGGCACACAGGCCAATGCTCGCTACTTCAATAGCATCTCGGTTGAGGCTGGGGATGATGAAACGGGTATGACGCTCGTCTTTGGCGGGACGATCTTCTCGGCCTTCGTCGATGCTCAGAGCATGCCTCAGGAGGCATTTCGTGTGGAAGCGTCACCCGGTCCATTCCAAGCAGTGAAGCCTGTCCCGGCGCTCAGCATCAAGGGATCGGCCGATGCGGCGGGCATGATGGGCAACCTGGCGAAGCAGATGGGTTTTGCCTTCGAAAACAACGGCGTCAACGTCAAGCTCTCAAACCCGTATTTCGGGGGTACGGCGTGGACCCAGGCTATGGCAATCGCGCGCCATGGCAATATCGATCTGATCTACGAGCCGAGCAAGATGGTTATCTCCCCGCGCGGTCAGCCGCGGCAGGGAGATGCTATCCTGATCTCCCCAGATACCGGACTAGTCGGCTATCCGATGTTCAATCAGAACATCGTCATAGTGCGGTGCCTGTTTAATCCGGCTGTCAAGCAGCTCTCCTTGGTCGAGGTCAAAAGCGATCTCACGCCAGCAAATGGCAAATGGCAAGTCAAAAGCATCTTTTACGAACTGGAATCCCAAACCCCTGGGGGCAAGTGGTTCCAAGTCCTCGAACTGATCGCGACGGGAACTCAGTAACATGGCCGCTCCAGAGAAGTTCTTTGGCCAGCAGGGCACGTTTGACGACTCCTCGGACTATAATGTCCTTGATTTCCATATCAGGCAGAAGCTGGGCGAAGTCCGCACGCTAGTCCCGGTCAAGATTATCGCAGTGCATGGTGGCGGGGTAGGGCCGGCGCCGACTGTGGATGTCCAGCCGCTCATCAATCAAATCGATGGTCAGGGTAACCAAACCCCGCACGGGATCATTTACGGCATCCCGGTTTCCCGAAGCCAAGGCGGTGGCAATACGATCATCAATGATCCCAAGGTCAACGACCTAGGCCACATGTCGATTGGTGACCGCGATATGTCATCGTTGAAGGCGAACAAAGGGGTGCAGTCAAACCCCGGCTCGTTTCGCATGCATGACTTGGCAGACGGTGTCTACCACGGAAACTTGTTCAATCAGGATACGCCAGACCAATACATCCATTTTCGTGATGACGGAATCACGATGGCCGATAAGAACGGCAATGTCATCGAGACCAAACTCGGATCGATCGCAATGACCGGAAACTTGACGGTAACAGGCGGCATCACGGCCGGCTTCGGTACTGGCGATGCGGTGACCCTGCAGAACCATACGCACCCAACCACCCCGCCGGGTCCAGAAGCGCCGCCAAATCCAGGAACATGATATGTCTTCGACGCTCTTGCTCGACACGGCCACATGGGATTTGGCCGTCGATACCGCAGGCAATATCGCCGTGGCCAGCGAACCCTATGCGCTTGCGCAAGACGCGGCGAGCGCGATCAGAACATTCGCTGGCGAAGTATTCTACAATACCTCGATTGGTATTCCTTACTTCTCGCAAATCCTCGGCTATGCACCGCCGATCTCGCTGATGAAAGCCTATTTCAATGAGGCGGCCCTTACCGTTCCCGGTGTGGCGACATCGCAATGTTTCATCACGTCCTGGGATAATCGCGTGGTCACTGGTCAAGTGCAGATAACTGCTGAAGACGGCACGGTTTCCGCCGCATCCTTCTAAGGGTTCCATAAATGGCTGTTACAACCAACGTCCCGTCCCCGACGTGGACGGATGCAGGGTTTATTATACCCTCGGCAGAAACCGTCCTTGCCGGCGTCTTGGAGGATATCAATTCTGCTTTCGGCGGGAATCTGAATATCGATCTGACGACGCCGCAAGGTCAGCTCGCATCGAGCGAAACGGCTGTCATCGATGAGGTCAATCAGACCTTCTTGAAATACACCCAGCAAGTCGACCCGGCCTATGCCTCGGGACGCATGCAGGACGGCATTGCACGTATCTATTTCATCGAGCGCAACCCATCGCAGCCGACAGTCGTTCAAGCCGTATGTACTGGCCTTGAGGGTGTTGTCATCCCGGAAGGGGCCTTGGCGCTTGCTTCGGATGGCAATCAATACATCTGCACGGAAGCCGGAACTATCCCGGTTTCCGGCAATATCACATTGACGTTCGAATGCCTGGTGCCTGGTCCTATTCCTTGCCCGGCCGATACGTTGAACCAGATCTATCAGTCCATTCCTGGCTGGGATTCGATCAACAACCCATCGGATGGCGTGCTTGGCAATAATGTCGAGAGCCGTCAGGCCTTTGAGGCACGACGCGCTGCCTCAGTCGCGCTGAATTCGATCGGTTCCCTTCCTTCGGTCAAAGGCGCAGTCCTCACGGTCTCGAATGTGATCGACGCGTATGTAACGGAAAACGATACCAATAGCCCGGTTACAATCGGCGGCGTCACGCTTTCTCCGAACTCTCTCTATGTCGCCGTCGTCGGTGGTGACGCATCCGCCGTCGCTCGGGCAATCTGGTCAAAGAAAGCTCCTGGCTGTGCATATAATGGGAATACATCGGTTCAAGTGCAGGACACGAGCACCGGCTACGTGCCGCCTTATCCGACATATACGGTTCAATTCGAAATCCCTGATCCACTGCCGATCCTGTTCGCAGTGAATATCACGAACAGCTCTCTTGTTCCCGCCGATGCTGCCACACAGATCCAGAATGCGATCATAAGCGCCTTCGCCGGCGGGGATGGCGGTCCTAGAGCCAAGATCGGCGTGACGCTCTATGCAAGCCGATTTTATGCCCCAGTCGCCGCTCTCGGGGCATGGGCGCAGATCATCTCTATTGAGGTCGGATCTACCAATAGTCCGGCTGCATCCTTCACCGGGTCCATTTCTGGCTCAACCCTGACCGTTTCGGCGGTTGCTTCGGGTACATTGGCAGTTGGGCAGACTATCACCGACACGACTGGCAATCTGGTTATAGGGACAAGGATCACAGCCCTTGGAACCGGGTCTGGCGGCACGGGGACATACATCGTTAGCAATAGCCAGACCGTAGGATCGGAATCCATGAAATCGGTCGTGGCCAGCCTCTTTGATATCCCGGTCAACATCAATCAGGTGCCAACCATCTCGGCCAATAACATCATCGTCACGCTGAGCTAAGCCATGACCGATACAGGCCCAATCTATCCGTCTGGTCCACAACCGGGGTCCAATGGTCTTGGCTTATTCCAAATCGGCGTCAGTCCTCTCGGGACGATCCCGCCATTTTCGATTTGGTCGACAGTACTGAGCCAGTACGCAAATTCGCCGATCCTGATCCAGTTGATTGAGAATATCTTCGAATATCTTGATCAAACGAAAAACTTTGACACTTTTTTCGACGCGATCTGGAACATTGATACTGCTCAAGGAGTTGGTCTAGACTGCTGGGGAAGAATAGTAGGCGTCAATCGCGTCCTGCAGGTCGAGACTGGCAACTGGTTCGGCTTCAACGAAGCTCTCCCAGGCTCTTACACGTTCGGACAAGGCCCGTTCTACTCCGGATCGACCCTGACAGAGAACTACGCCCTCTCGGATGAAAGCTATCGGCAGCTCATCTTTGCAAAGGCCGCAGCGAACATCACGGACGGCTCGATCCCGGCCATCAATCGAATTCTGATGACGCTCTTTCCCAATCGGGGGAATGCGTATGTCACGGATGGCTTTCAGGGCGGGAGCTGGTTCGGGTTTGCAGAATCTCAGAATGCCTTCGGCTTCAATCAGGCATCTTTCTACAATGGTCAGACGATCGAGACCATGGTCATGACCTACACCTTCACATTCCAGCTTTCCCCCGTCGAGCTAGCAATCGTCCAGCAATCTGGCGTGCTCCCGAAATCGACTGGCGTGGCCGCTTCGGTCGTCATCATCTAGGAAAAATCAAATGCAGGCTTCTCAGATCCCGAGCAAGTTCGCGATTCCGTTCGCGAACTCTGCAGGTGTTGGCTATATCCGAACGATCCCGCAAGCCTCTCAAATCGGCGTCACCAATGGCGCCGCCTCATTGACGGATGGCTTTCCTCCATTGACATTTCTCCCTGTGGGGGCTGGCGGAACGCCGCCATGGGGCCAGGATTTCAACGGCATTCTGAAGCAGATCACACAATGGAACCAATGGCAAAGCGCTGGCGGTCTCGCTGTCTATGATTCTGGCTTTTCAGCTTCTATCGGAGGCTATCCGCAGGGCGCGATCCTAGCAAGTGCTACGGCAACCGGCGTCATATGGATGAGTACGGCTGATAATAACACCACCAATCCAGATGGTGTTTCGCCCGCAAATTGGGTTCTGATTACGCCGAAGGCGACCTCTCTTACGTCTTATGCTGCGGCGGGAACTTACACTTTCACCGTTCCGGCCAATACATACCAAATTAACTGCACGTGTGTTGGCGGGGGCGGCGGTGCTGGCGGCATGGGTGTTGGCGGCAATGGCGTCGTATATCCAGCAGGCGGTGGCGCTGCCGGTGGAACATCCAGTGGCTGGATAAGTGTCACGCCGGGCCAGACTATTACTATCATTGTCGGGGCGGCAGGTACGGGCGGTGCGGCCTCATCATCCAGTTCGGCAGGAAGCTATGGCACCAACGGTGGCACTGGAGGGACCTCCAGTATTGGCGCATTCATGTCGGCACCGGGCGGCAGTGGCGGCGGCGCTACTACCGCTGGTACGTTCGGCGGTACGGGTGGGCTAGGTATTGGGGGCCAAATAAATCAGGCTGGTGGCAACGGTACGGATGGTTCCGGGGGCATAGGCGTTGCCTATTATGGGGGCAATGGCGGGTCAAGTTCTCAGGGTGGCGGCGGTCGATCAGCCTTGGCCTTCAGTACCTCAGTCCAGAATGGGCGCGCACCGGGCTCTGGCGGCGGCTCCGTCTACAATGCGACTTGGGCCTCGAACGCTGCCGGTGGCAGTGGCGCTGCCGGCACAGTGATCCTCCAATACTAAGGGCTTATCATGACCCAGAATTTTGCTCGTATCGCCGATGGTGTCGTTGTGGAAATAGTATCGATACCCGATGGCGTCGAACTGACGGATTGCTTTTATGCCGATGTGGCTCAAACGTTCGTACCCTGTAAATCCACAGTTGAGCAGGGCTTCATATATGATGGCAAGACGTTTAGTGCACCAGTTGCACCGGCTGTGACATCGGATGATCTTCTCACCTATGCCGCCACAAAGCGATACGCCGTCGAGACTGGCGGCATTACGGTTGATGGTTCGAAGGTCGCCACTGATCGGCAAAGTCAGGCGCTCATCACGGGAGCCTACAACTATGTTCAGGCGAACCCAGACGTGACGGTGAAGTTCAAGACGTCAGCCGGCTTTGTGGAGCTGACGGCGGCACAGATGACGGCTATCGCCAATACGGTCGGCGCTCACGTCCAGGCGAGCTTTGCCGCCGAAGGCGAAGTCGACAAGCAGATCATCGCCGGCACGATCACTACAACGGCCGAAATCGACGCCGCAAGCTGGCCCACCGTTTCGTAAGGAACTCCCATGAAACCCCGCGTTCTCTTCGTTCTCAAGTACAGAGAGCAGCCTTACGACGTCTGCGATAAGGATTGGTCCTATAGCGGCTCAGGGAAGCCCCTGTGCAGCGGTCTGTTCAATTCCGCTAACATGGCCTGCGAGATGCTGAAGCGTCTCGGCTATGCCTCTGATATCGTGCATGTGAGGGATGGCAATGACATTCATCGGGAATGCGTGAAGTTCAAGGCCGATGTCTGCATCATTGAAGCGTTCTGGTGCCCGCCGTACAAGTTCGGCGATCTGCTCAAGGCGCTTCCGAAAACACGGTTCATCGTCCGGAACCACAGCGAGACGCCTTTCCTGTCCTCGGAAGGGATCGCCTTTGGCTGGATGAAGGAATATGCGGATTTTCCGAATGTCCTGATCGCTCCAAATTCCATGCGGATGCTCGGCGATACGCGAGCAATGGGGATATCTCCAGACAGGCTCCGCTATCTGCCGAACTACTATTCCCACGACAAGAAAGTCGTCCATCCCAGTAGATGGGCGCATCTGGGCGAACTGAACGTCGGCTGCTTCGGGGCGGTTCGGCCGCTCAAGAACGTCGTCATCCAGGCTCTGGCAGCCATCCAGTTCGCTCGAGATAACGATGTCCATCTACGCTTCCACATCAACGGGAACCGCGTCGAGGGCAACGGCGGCCCGATCCTGAAGAACCTCCGCAGCATCTTCCAGAATGGTGGCGATGACATCGAGCTTGTCGAGCATAACTGGATGGATTCAGAGGACTTCCGCGCCTTGGTCGGAACGATGGATCTCGTCATGCAAGTAAGCTTGTCCGAGACCTTCAATATCGTCCTGGCTGATGCGGTCTTCGCCGGCGTCCCGGTGATCGGATCGGCGGAAGTGCCATGGCTCGTGAGCTGCTGTGCGGCTCGCCCGAACTCTCGGCCAGATATCGAGAGGAAGATCTATAAGGCGCTCGGATTCTGGTCCAAGCGGCTCGTCAAGCGCAATCAGGCGAATATCGAGCGGTACAACTCCGCATCCATGGCCCAATGGGACAAAGTCCTGCTAGGACTCTGAGGAACATATCCGTGAAAAATTTCAAAATCTATTGCAGCATAGCTGCCACCCTTATCGTTGCGCTTTTTTCTGGACCTGTTTTTGCTCAGTCCGCTCCATCAAACCCGGCAATGACCTATGGGATGGTTCCGACCGTTGGTCAGTGGAACAATTGGTTTCAGCAAAAACAGGATACGCTAGGGTTCACGCCGGTAAACCGTGCCGGGGATACCATGCTCGGGCGGCTGAAGACAACTGGATCTACCGCTTCAACCGCTGGCTTCAGTATCCTGACCGGGACTGCTCCTAATGTTCCAAACAACGGCGATATTTGGCTGACATCTTCTGGCCTGTACTACCAAGCGGGAAACATGACCTTTGGTCCAATCGGAGCCGGAACCATAGTCGGTCCTAACTCTTCGACCATCGGCCATATTGCCACCTTCGGCAACACGTCTGGCACCAGTCTTGTTGATAGCGGAAAAGTGCTCCCGTCGGGCGTGATCGTCGGCACCACTGACACTCAGACGTTGATCAATAAAACGCTGACGGCGCCCGTTGTGGGCGGTGGCGCTACACTAAACGGGTCAACGTCGGGTGCGACGATCATTCAGCCATCTGCCGCAGCCTCGGGCACGCTTACGCTTCCCGCCGCCACGGATACGCTTATTGGGCGGAATACGACCGACACGCTGACCAATAAGAGCATCAATGATGCTCAGACAAATTACACCCGAACCGGAACCGGTGCGGTTTCTCTTACGGGCGCAACACGCTGGCAGAACTATGCAATCACCCCGCAGGACTTCAATGCATCTGCCGGCACGGGTGGCGATGACAGCGCCGCCCTGAATGCCGCGGCAGCCGCAGCATCTTCTTCGACGGGTCCAAATGCTGGCTTGCTTTACCTGCCGCCTCCGCCCTCTGGTTATTATAATGTGTGCGCGGATAGTTTCCGTCCTCAGAAGGTTGCGAACGGCACGGCTAGCCTTAGGGTCGTCGGCCCTGCCGGTGGCGGGGCCACGATACGAGCATTGCCAGGATGTTCAAGCGGTGCTGTGCTCTACGCAACGATGTATATCGAGGGCGCTGCATTCGGTACACAGACCAAGAGCGCATACAAGCTTACATTTGAAAATGTCCGGATCGATGGATGGGGAATTTCGCGATATACCGTTTACAATGTCTACACGGTTGGGTTGACTTTTCGCAACTCTGTACTGCGAAACGCCGCTGCTGGAAATGGTGCAAACTACTTTCAGCAATCGGGCTACGAAACCTCAATCGACAATTCGAACCGGCTCGAAAATGTCAATGACGCCGGCCATACGCTTTACAACACTACCGCTGATCTACCTGATTATAACATGTGGATAACCGGCACTGACAATCAGTTCGGGGCTACGGCTGTCAATGCGCGTGTCGCAAACTTCTATGCTGCCGGCGGTGGCAACAATCATTTTATCGGCTCCCACGGATGGGGATACCCAGGGGGAACGGATAGCCAGCCAAATCTTCGTTCACAGTACACCTTTCTGCTTGAGGGGAATCAGGTTGTTTTGGGCGCGATTGCGGATCAGCCAACGGTTGCCGCTATAAGGCTGCAAAATACTATTTCAGACAATACCGGCGCGATCATTACTGGAAACACCGTTATTGGCCCGCTTGAAACTGGGGTGCAAGGTGTTTCGATCGGTGCCAATGTCGTAAATTCTCTGATTTATGGCAATAATCTGGCATCCGTAACCGCCGCGAATACTATCGTGGCTGATACCGCGATCTCGTCAACCAACACGATTTTTAGTAACACGGGGTCGACAGCGGGCCAACCATGGACTGGTTTCACTCCAACATTTAGCTGTGGAAGCGGAACCGTCACGACAACCTCTGGCGTTAGTGGTCGATATCAAATCATCGGGAAAACTGTCTTTGTGAATGTTCAGGCCTCAATCACCACAAATGGTACGTGTGCCGGATCGGTTAAATTGACGCTGCCCTTCACATCACTAGCCCAAACGCAACTATCAGGATCGGCATTCATTTCGACGTCAAAAACTGTTGTTGGGGTTATCGGATTCGGCACAAATATTGCTGCTATAACAAATTATGACGGCACATATCCGGGTGGCGCTGGCGCTTTCATTAGCATCTCCGGATCATACGAGGCTCAATAAAAGTGCGTCACAGAGTTGCAACAACCGATGAGGAACCCTCCTTGAGATTGAAGCCTTTCAGAAACTATGCGACACCTTCCGCCGTGTTGCATTTTCTGAGAGGCTTTAATGTCAGATCTGGTAAATCATCGCGCCATTCGCGAGAAAGCGAGAGACGCATACCTTACGTTTCGTGCGGCCCTGAGAGAGGATGTGGCTGCCTCGATCGCTGCCGATGGCACTCCGCCTGATTACCTTATGGGCCATTCTGGCACTCGGGTTACAATCCCACAAGAAAAACTCGATGGTTGCAAGGTATTGAGCAACCGCAAGGACATCATCCGCCAAATGCCTAGCGCTGGCGAGGTGATCGAAGTCGGGACGCAAGCGGGGCTTTTTGCTGAATTTATTTTGAACCTTCTCCCCAGCATCAGTCTCCGTACGATTGATGTTGATTATGGGCCTTTTCGCTTTGATCTTCTGCAGCCCTTTATTAATGAAGGCAGACTGACGACGATCACCGGATATTCATGGGAAGAACTTTCAAAATTCCCAGACCAACATTTCGAGTGGATCTACATTGATGCAAGCCATATTTATGAGCACGTCCGCAAGGATCTCGAAGTGGCAAAGCAGAAGGTAAAGGTTGGTGGGTATATCGTCTGCAATGACTATGCGGTGTGGTCTCCGTTAGAGGGCGATCCATACGGCGTCATGCAAGCCGTAAACGAGTTTGTATTCGCCGAGAATTTCAAGGTGTCGCATCTAGCCCTTGACGGCTGGGGTTATCATGACATCGCGCTAAGGCGACTATCCTAATCCAACCACTATCAAAAATCACAAGGCGTCCTTCGGGGCGCCTTTTTTATTTCGGGGGAATAGAGGGGATATTTTGGCGGTTTGTGCAAGCACCGCACGATATTTCTTTACGAAAGCACGCAAATCAGATCACATATGCAAGCAATCAACAAAAGGATGCTTGCATGTCGAATGACGACGATGAAATTTCTGGGAAAGCAATCGGTGGCAAAGCTCGCGCCGAAAGCCTCACGGCAGAGCAGAGGGCAGACATTGCGCGGAAAGCGGCCGAGGCGAGGTGGAGCAAACCTCAGGAGCCGAAAGCTATAGCGCCTAGCCTGACGAAGATCGCATACGACCGAGATGACTCAACTACCGTAGAGTTGGAATTCCAGCCCGGCGAAAATGAGATATGGGCGACCCAAGCTCAGATAGCGGATATTTTCCAAGTAACCGTTCCGACCATCAATGAGCACCTCAAAAACCTGCTGAAAGCTGGAGAATTGGATGAGACGTCAGTTATTAGGAAATTCCGAATAACTGCTTCTGACGGCAAAGGCTACCTGACCTCCCACTATAACCTCGACGCGATCATCGCCGTCGGTTACCGAGTGAGTTCCAAGGAGGCGACCAAATTCCGGCAATGGTCCAGTAAGATCGTCCGGAGCTATTTGGAGCAAGGCTACGTCATCAATGAAAAGGCTCTTCGGGAATCCCCGGAGAAGCTGAATAAACTTGCGGCCGAAATTCGTGCTCTTCGCTCTTCGGAGAAGCAGGTCTATGCCAAGGTTCGTGAGTGCTTCAAAGTATCGTCTTCTGATTACGATCCGAGCGCGCGCCAGGTCAAAACCTTCTATGCCCTTCTGCAGGACAAGTTTCACCATGCTGTGACGGGGCTGACTAGTTCGAAGCTTATCCTTGATCGCGCCGACCATCGGGAAACCAGCATGGGCTTGCGGTCGATGGAAGGTGCAAAGCCCACGTTCGATGATGCCAAGACCGGGAAGAACTATTTGCGGGAAGACGAGCTTTATCGGCTTCATCTTCTTTCGGAACAGTTCCTTCTCTATGCCGAGTCGACTGCCTTGGCCGGCCGGAAGATGACGATGAAGTCGCTTCATGATCAGCTTGATAGGCTTCTGGTCTTGAACGATTACCCGGTCTTTGATGGCTACAAGGATTACATCAAGGATGAAGCGATAAAGCATGCCAAGGTTGAGCTTGGACTTTATAAGAAGCGTCTGAAAATAGAAGCCATGGGCGTCGAATACGATGAAGAGGCGCTGGCTTACGGCGAGTACGATGACTTGCTGATGGAAGATGCATGAAGAGCTTCGCCAACTAAGTCACCACTTTGAGATATCAGAGACAAGGGTCGCTTCGGCGGCCCTTTTTTATTGGAGCAAACACACATGATCTACATCGCTCTCGCTGCGGTGCTCGTCGCCGCGTTCATCGTTTTCGACGCCGTCCGGGTCTATCGCTCGACGCCGGGTACGGCGCTGATGACGGCCTTCCACAGTTCGGCAACGGTCGCGCTCGCCCGGATCGGTTCGCTTGGAAGTGCCATTATCGCGGCAGTTGTCGCGATCTCCTCCTATCTCGGAGACCCGAATATCGCGAATGCGCTTCAGTCGGCACTCTCCGCTGTCAACCCGGCGCTTGTTCCGTTTATCCCGTTGGCAATCCTGGTGCTAGCCGAGTTCGCCCGCCGGCGCACCTTGAATAAGTGAGGGTGCCTCGCCTTGGACAACCTCGATAGTTAACATCTTCCCGCCCTAAAGGGCGAGGATTTCCGCAACCGGAGGCTGATGTTCCAGCCCGACACGAAGAATGTTCACAGCCGCATTCACATCGCGATCATGCGATGAGCCACAACCGGGACAAACCCAATGTCTTATTCCAAGTGCGCCCATACCTTTAGGGCTGTTGACGGGAATAATCCCGCAGCACGAGCACATTTGGGAACTATGCCGTTCGGAAACGATTTCGACAACAGCGCCAAGCTTAAGAGCTTTGTACAAGAGCTGTTGCCGCAGTGTAGTCCACCCCGCGTCCTGAATGGATTTCGCCATTCTGGTCTTCGCGAGCTTGGATGGGCTGACATTTCCGACGACGATATGCGCATAATCTCTCACAAGGCGCGTTGTCACCTTGTGCAGAAAATCTTTTCGTTGATTGGCGACCTTGGCCGTGAGAGCCGTGACGCGCTTCTTGAGTCCATAACGCTGAAACTTGGCGAGTTGCGCCTCAGCCTTACGATAGAACTGTGGCGGCTCGATCTTGCTGCCATCGCTCAGCGTTGCGAGAGTTTTCAAACCGAGATCGATACCAACGGATTTTCCGCTGCGCTTCTCGCCCTCCGTCACTTCGGCCTGGATATTGACGTACCAGCGGCCTCGCGCGTCGCAAGCGATGTTCCATGCCTTGGGCTTCGCACCATCGGGAAGCGGACGCGAGTACCAGAGACGGTACTTGCGCTTGAGGAAAGTCAGCGTGCCATCGTCTAGTTTGGCTGCCTTGATGAGGCGCGTGACCGGTATCCACGGAAGATGACGCTTATAGCTGCGAAAGCGAGGTGTCTTCGGAAAGATTGCCTGACGGGCGTCTGTAAATGTCTGGCACACCGCATTGACGGTATCGGAATGGATGCCGAGTACCTTGGCGGCACCCAGGCACAGCTTGATCAGATCGAAAGCGGAGGGTCGACTAACATGGCGGCCAGCGCGGTAACGATCTGCCGCGATACGATCAGTTTCGACACAGAAATTCCACACAAAATTGACTGCCGATGCCTGATTTTGAAGGGCGCGTTTCGTCGCGTTCGCGCCGTCCTTGATGCGGTATCGGTACGTCAAAATCATGCTGGAATATAGCAATTCCACTCAACTCTTACAAGGGACGCGGCCTCCTCCTCGGCATGAATGCCGTGGTCCCCGCCGCGAGTTTATGATGGCGCCACAGAGTGACGATATGGACCGACAAATCGATAGATGGAACAAGGCCAACCTCACGCGGTCCACACAAATCGAAAAGCAGGCGGCGCAGATCAGGGCAAACCAATCGCGCTACGAGGCTGTTTCCGCAAAGACAGGAGTTCCGTGGGACGTAATCGCGGTTATTCATTATAGGGAATCGTCGTGCAGTTTTGCGGGTGTTCTCCATAATGGCGAAAGGATCATCGGCACCGGGCGGAAAACAACGCTGGTCCCAAAAGGGCGCGGCCCGTTCGCGACATGGGAAGATGCAGCATTCGATGCGCTGATGAATTGCGCTCCATATGCCGGCAAGAATACGGATTGGTCTCTTGGCAGCATGCTGGACCTCTTGGAGGGCTACAATGGGCTCGGCTATCGCAAGCGGGGACTACCATCGCCGTATCTCTGGGCTGGCACAGATCAATACACCAGCGGCAAGTATGTAGCCGATGGGAAGTTTGATCCGAACTTCGTTGATCAGCAACTTGGGACTGCGGCCATCCTGATTGCGCTGCGCGGGAAGGGCAATACGCAGCCCGCACAGACACCGCCAGTCGAGGCCACGCAACCGCCCGCGCCAAAGCCTGCAAGCGCGTCCACAGCTTCCTCTGTGGCAAGGGTTGCCGTTCCTACTGTCGTCGCTGCTGGTGGGCTGTACGCCTATTGGCACGAAATCACGCACTGGTTATGGAGTGTCTTCTAATGGGATGGCTTCTCAGTCTCATCAATCCGCTCGGCAAGATCATCGACGGCCTAAACGCCGCCTATAAGTCCAAGCTGCAAGCTCAGAACGATGCCGATCGCATCGAGGCCGACAAGCAGATCGCCTTTTTCCAGGACCAGATCAACCTCGCGACGCAAGCCGCGCAGTCTGACCGGTGGTGGAGCCCTCGATCGCTGATGGGCTTCTGTGCAGTCATCTATGTGGCAAAGATCGTCGTGTACGACACGGTTCTGCAGCTCGGGGTTACGCCTAACCCCGGCGCCCAAGTCAGCGGTCTCGTGCTGGCGATTGTGGGGTTCTACTTCGGATCTAAGACAATTTCCGACGTCGCCGGTCGATTGATCGGTGCCTGGGCGCGGAAGTGATCCTTTATCTTCTAATGTTCTTTGTGTCATTCGCCATGCTTGCGGCTCTTATCCTGCTTGCGTGGCTTTCTGTTTCATAGGGCGAAATAATGTATCAATTTGAGGGGCGCGGCGCATGAACGGTCCTGTGACGTGGGAAACCCTGTCTTGGCTCATAGGAGCCATAACAACGGTCGTAATGATCTGCTTCGGGATCTGGTGGAAACTGGACGCCAAGATCAGGACCGTTGAAAAAGAGGCAGCCAGCGAAACAGATGCCGTCAGAAAAGAACTGGCGGATACCAAGATTCATATGGCTGAGCATTACATCAGCAAAGCCGGCCATCGCGAGACGACGGACCAGATCCTTCGAGCTATCGAGGGATTGGGTGGCAGGATAGACAGCCTCTTTCAAAGCATTCCCGCGGCACGCCGCCCTCGCAATTCCCAGGATTGAGGCGAAGCAATGCCCACACCTCCATTTACAGATGAAGAATGCATTGAAGCTGTAAAGCTTCGAAATCAATATGCCACCACAGTCGAAGCCGCCGAAGCATCGGGAAAAGGTTGGCATTGGATACAGCGCCGGGTGAAGGAAGCCGAGCGCCGCCACCTGCAGACGAAAATGCAGAAGTCGGTCGAGATGCCGACATTCATTACCGAGGGCGATGAAGAAGAGCCGATTGAAGAAATCATTGATCGGATGTCCAAGAATTTCGAGCGAGCTAAAAAAGCTCAGGATGCCCGGAAATGGTTTCCCATCGCCATCATGGAGCAGAAGCCAATCGGCGTACTGTTCGTGGGAGATCCGCACGTCGATGATAATGGATGTGCATGGCCCATCCTTCGCCGACATGCCGAGATCGCCAAGAACACCGAAGGAATGTTTGCGGTGAATATCGGCGACGTCGCGAACGATTGGGGCGGCAGGCTCATCAAGAAATATGCCGACCAGGACACGTCGGTCCATACCGCCCGCAGGCTGGTGGAATGGTTCCTGCTCAAAAGCGGGATTCCTTGGATAGTCTGGCTTCACGGCAACCATCAGCACATGGGCGGCTCTATGCCGCTTCATGAAGAGATGAACAAGCGATACGGCACACAGCACGTCCCGATGCTGGATTGGGAAGCCCGGTTTATCCTGCAGTTCCCAGACGGGGCAGAATTTCGCATCAACGCCGCTCACGATTTTGCTGGCAACTCGATGTGGAACCCGATCCACGGCGCTGTAAAGGCCGCCAAGTTCGGGGATAACATCGATGTCGCTGTCTGCGGTCACAAGCATAATTGGGCCATCAGCCAATGGGAACAGGCCGAGCAAGGCAATTCGCCGCTGATGATCCGCGTACGTGGCTACAAGCATCTAGATGACTATGCCCGGCGCATCGGAAAATACGAGCAGGAAGAGGGCCAATCGGTTCTCGTGATCTTCGACCCGAATTCGAAGACATCCACGGGTCGCATGACGGCCTTCGTCGACATCGAGAAAGGCGCGGATTACCTCACATGGCTTCGTCGCTAAAAGGAACAGTTGGCCCAGGTCTTCGGGTCGTCGTCAAGATGAACGGCTCAACCCCCATCTATGAACTGTGGGAGGATAAAACCTACCACGGCGAAGTCTCTGCCCAATGGGTTGTCGAGATGATCCGAGAGCTTGCCGGCGCTCTCCGGTGGGTTGAATGATCGGCGATCGCAATTGTCCGAAATGCCACGGGTCGGGTCTAGCCCGTACCCATGATGGTGATCGCTACCGGATCACCGTCTGCGATCTTCCGCCCAAGGAAGACGCCAAACCGAAGCCCGCGATTAGCTCGCCCCACCTTTAGGCTTCGAAAATCTCCCCAACGTACATCTAGAACTATGCATGAACGCTAGACCTGTGCATGCGTGGCTATCCTTCCGTCTCCTTGCTCTCCTGTAGGGCGGCATACCGCCGAAACTGCGCATGCACCCACTCGTCTTGGGTGTTGTCATCCAGATTGAGCGAATCCAGATCCCAAATCCCAGCGCTCCGAATTTTTTCTTCCACGGGCTTTTGCGGCATCTGCTTACGACGCAACATGCACCAGACCGCCGCCCCCCAATGCTCGTCCTTCTTCCACATGCGCCAAAGGCGCTCGATCTGATCGTAGGGGAGAGATTCGGCGTCCGCACACGCCCACGCGAAGACATCACTGCATTGCACCGAAACCGTGATAGATCCCTGAATGTGTTCGGGCAGCTCCTTTTCCCACCAATATGAGTTTAGGAAGACGACTTGCTCGTGAAGAAGTTCGGACAATGCCCGATTTTCCTCGAACATCATTTCGTAGCGTTCTGGGTGGCGCTCCAGATTTCTCTTTTCTCCCCAATCCATCTGCCATTCGACGCCGAAGTCTATTTCACCATCGACGGCATCTATCGCGTCCTCGGCTCTTTTCCGAGATAGCACAAGTTTCTTCTCGATGGTTTTCTGCTCCCAAGATCCTTCCCATTGGCGGCCGGCGCTTTGAACAAAATTCCTACCGGTCTCGACAGCCCTCCAAAGCTTGGGATCTATCGCCCGCGCGACTCTCTCAATCATATGCATTGGTGGTCTCCTTGCAAAATGGGCGAGAAATGTTTTGCAACTCTCGCTTTGTTCCATCGGTTTCTAATATAATGAAGTTCCAGTTTTCTCCTCCCACATAATGGCCATCGGAGATTTTGCCCACTTCCCCTCGCGCTGTAGTTTTTGCTTAATCTCGTGGGCTCGCTTTGTGCCTTCGTGGTCGGGGAGAGAATAGAGGCGATCAACCTCAACAATTTCCGCAATGCATTCTAGATCTTTCCCAGTCCTTACAAGTTTCACAATATGCGCGGCTTGGTGAGCATTAATCTTGAACCATTCTCCGCGCATATGAACTGGCTTCAATTGTCTTCGGACGTCCTTCTCGACCGCGAAGGCGTGTTTTCGGTCATCGCACTCAATCGAAGCTATCAGCTTCAGTTCAGCGGCGGTTCCGCTTGCCATTGAAGAAAGTCTGGATTTTGGGCTTGATGATGAGCCAATTTTCACCGTGTGATCGCTAGACTGAATCACGTAGACGAAACCATTCATTGTTCTCTCCGCACAGCTTCCGCACAGTTTCGCGGAACATAGTTGGAACAAACATCGGGGCAAGCACCCGAAAAGCCCGGAACTGCGGCGCGTTGGAGCGCCAAAGCCACGTTCGGGACGTGGGGGTCGAGTGTTCGAATCACTCCACTCCGACCAGTCTTTTCAAGCACTTATGTTCCCGACATTACCATGAAATATGAAAACCGCACAGTTTCCGCACAGCTTCAGTAAGCGTTGGCAGCCTTTTCCTGAAACTCAGGATCATTGTGCAGGTACGTCCGCTCGAACTCGTCTGTCGTGATTCCGAGCGATGAAGCCGCTTGCTGGACGTCTACGCCAGCATTCGCAAGCCAAGTAGCCCTGGTGTGGCGCAGGGTATGCGGTGTCACATCTTCCCCAAGACCAGCTTCTCCGCGAACGGCCCTGAATGCCTTATGTGGCTTGATTACCTTTGCGCCATAATAGTTGATGACATTCAACGTCGGCGACTTCTTATCGATCTTCGCATCCGCCGCCTTCCAATAGTGCAAGAATGTCACAAGCCGAGGCGGTATCCGCATTGGTGTCTTGCGCTTGTTGTGCGCCACCCGCTCGCCTTGAGCCTTACGGTGGAGGACGCCTTTTTCAAGATCGACCCATCCCCCCGAAGTATTTGGCATCCACTGAAGCCCGAGCATCGCCGTCAGGCGCGTTCCGGTATAAACGCCGATCAGCATCAGCCGAATGATATGACCGCACTGCTTGAGCTTCCTCGCGGCCCTGATCATGTCTGCGACTTCCTTGCGGGTCAGCCACCGTTCACGAGGAGGGCTCTTTTCAGGCAGCGTGATCTTTGGGAGCATATCGAGTGTGTGCTCGGCATGGTAATAATTTGCCGCAGCACGAAGAACCTCAAGATCTCGACGCGCGCCGCCCGTGTTGCCGCGGTGATCAACGTAGGCTCGGCATGTCTTGCCACGAATTTCAGAGACCGTCATCTTCCCGAAAAAATCATTAAGGCGTCCCAGCGCGGCTTCCGTTTCCTTGGGCCGCGCCGTTCCGCCAGATTTTTCATCCAGATAGACGAGAATAATATCGCCTATCGTGATCTCAGCGGAACGACCGCCGCGCTTGGGCTCGAATTTTTCGGCAAGATATTCATGGAGCTTTCTTTGCGCTTCTGCAGCCTCATCCTCACCGCATCCTGTGCGGATATTGGTTGTTCCGTCTCTGATGATCCAGAGCTTCCGGGCACCTTCATTTCTGAGGTAGAGCCTTGGCGGCTTTCGTTTTTGCGGCATTTTTCGATCATCCTCTTCACTCCGTTGTGGGTGACGAAATCCTTATTGGCTATCCTGATGAGTTCAAGATTGCCTTTTCGGGCTTCTGTGCGAAGCGAGGATTTCGTCAACCTACCACGGAAGAACAAATGGCAGGCATCATCAAGGGTGACGGGATCATCATCCCCGATATCAACAGGGCTCCCGCTCATTCGCCCTCCTTGCCGATGTTGTCTCTTTGTTCTTGCAAAGGATTGGGGGAGGATTCCGAGAGGGCGCGGATCTTTTCTCGATAGCGGCGAACTCTGCGTTCCATATGCCGAAGCGCGTACCTGAAAATCCATGAGGAAGTGTCGCGCGGCGGCGATGAGAGTGTGGTGATCCACATTTCGAGATCAAACTTGACGGTTGCGAAAAGTCCTTCCCCGATCTGGGCGCGACGATGAAGTTTCCGGTTCGCCTCGCGCGCGCTGGAAAGTTGTTGTTCAAGTTCTTCGATGACCTCGATAGCCTGAAGGTCGAGCCGCGCATCGCTCGCCCCGTAATAATTCGGGACATAGGTGTTGCCGTCACCAGCGCCTACAGGATGAGCGCCGTTCATGGTCTTGGCCCTGAGGCGTAGCAGGTCGAGGACGGCGGTTTTCTTGTCAACCATGGTCCGCCTCCTTTGCCTTAGCAAGGGCAGCGAGCGCCAGGCGCATAGATTGGTCTGCCCGATCCTTGATCGTCATGTCGCTGGAAAAAAGCGCAAACTTGGCTTCCTCCAGCGCCTTCGCCATCTCGTCGCACAGGGCCTTGAGGGAGTCTCGTTCGGCGAGGTATGTCTTGGCTTTCTCGTTCCAGAACCGCCAGAGCCCTTCCTCCATAGGAGTTTCCGTCGCGCGGACATAGCAATCTATGCCGCACGTCCAGCGGCCATCCGAAAGCTCGCACTCCGTTCCACCGTCGCCTTCGATTGTCGACAGATCCTTCTTGCCGCACATGCAGCATTGAACGGTGCTCATGGCTTATCGCTCCCTTCTTCTGATCGGGAGGGAGGAGCGGGGAGTGGGGCGTGGAGAGGGATATCGCAATCCGTCCTGTTCTTCGGATCGGCATTATTGAACTGTGCTGCGCTCCAAAGATGGTT